AGAGAAGGGGATCATCAGCAGGGGTCGATAGGCAACCAGATGCATGACGCCGGTCCCCCACGATGCCGACAATGTAAGATTTTGCACGGACCGCACACCGACATCTGTCGTGCCGTTTGCCAGCCCAAACTGCCAGCACCCCTGCGCCGAGCGTGGCGCAGTGGGGATATAAGTGGTTGCCTGTCTCCCCGAGACATTCGCCGAGTTGGTGTAGTCGAGCGTAATGATTGGTGTATTAGTGACGGAGGTGACAGAAATTTCAATGCTAATGAACACGCCGACGCCGTCGCTACTGTCATTATCGTCGCGCGCGGGCCACGTCGGCGATCCGACTGTTTGCGCTGTTGTCAGCGTGGCATTGTACCCGCCACTATTCCACAACCTGTCAGCCAGCACGAAGATGCCACCGGAATGCTGGTGATTGTACATCGACACCCGCGCGATATAGGCGGCGAGAGCACCGGGATCGGGAAACAGCATTTGTCCTGTAGTCGGTGATGTCAGCACAACGCCGCTCGGCGACGTGTTAAACACTCCCGGTCCGTTGCCTCCGATAGTGGAGTGGCCCGCCACGAACCATTGTGACTGGGAAAAAAGCCCACCATTCGAAGCGTTGACGGTGTGATTTTTTATAGCGGTGAAGGGCCTCTGCAAACCCGCCTTCAATCCGGCCAGTGTCGTAATTGCCATCGCATCACCCGTGCATGTACTGAATAAAACCGAAGAGCGAGGCGGTGACGGCACCGAGATTTTGATCAATCACGAACGGCACCGTGCCGGGAAACATTTCGATCATGGCTCCGGTCACCGGGTTTAGCTCGGAGGGACCGCCACTGGTGCATAAAGGAAATGATGCAATGACGCGGTAGACCACCACCGCAATAGTGCCCGACGTCCATGACTGCGTCAGTTGTATTGAAGTAACAGACCGGACACCCTGATCATTAGCCGCCAGCCCAATCGGATAGAACGATCCGGCGGCAGCGCCCCCTGTGGCCGGATGCAGGTTGCTACCAGTACGACCCGAAACACCATCGCTGTTGACGTAGATCATGTTGATGGTTGGCGTCCCCGCCCCCACGGTAGTCTGTACCTCAATGCCGACGAGATATCCGACGCCATCCGTACCGCCGTAGTCGTCGCGCGCGGGCCACGTTGGCGCGGGTACTGACTGCGCAGCCAAGGAGGTAGCACTGAGGGCGTAGTCGAAGATGCGATCCACCAGCCACGCCGAATGACCGCCCGAAGCACCGCCTAGCAACGCGCGACCGAGATAGCACTTGCCGCTCGACGGATAGCGGAACGGGATCATGCCGTCGACATAACCCGACGCACTACTGAACACCGTGCCACTGCCGCCCACGGGGAGCGCGCCAAGGCCGGGCACGCCGGGGCCGCGCCAACACGAAGCCATCCTGCCACCAGTGCGGTTCACGAGCCCTTTAGCAATGAAGACTGGCGGTCCCCCGGCCAAGAACCCCGCAACGATGCCGTCTGCTGTGGTGATAGCCATCGCTCACCTGTGTAGGTAGTTGATGCAGCCGGTAACCGCGTTCAATGCGTTACTCGCGGACGGCATGAAAACAAGAAACGGCACGGTGCCGGGAAACATTTCGACCAGCGACCCCGTCAGCGCGGATATCTCCATGGGCCACGCAGCGCCGCCGCCAAGCGTCAAAAAAGCCAGTGGACGGTAGGCTACCAACCCACACGAGCCGGATGTCCAAGAGTTGGTTTGGAATTGAAGCGAATTGAGCACACCGCCCCTGACACCAAGGTCGCCTGCCTGCAGCCCCAGCGGATAGAACGCGTTGCTGGTAGAGCTAAGAGCGACGGTAGTGCCTGCTGCGCGAGAGCCGACACCCGCGCTGTTAGTATAAAGCAAGCTGGGTGTCGGGACCGTAGCCCCCATCACCGACCACGTCTCGATAGCAAACAACACCCCCTCGCCATTGGTCGAGGCATTGTTGTCGCGCGCGGGCCACGCTGGCGGGGTGAAGGTCTGCGAGGCGGTAGTGGCAGAGTTCAACTGGTTTTGCCAGAGACGATCCGCCAGCATATATGCGCCGGACGCCTGAGCCTGCATCAGAAACCGGCCAAGATAACACTTGGCACCGCCACCGGGATAACGGAACGGCAGGCTGCCGGGCACCGGAGTCGATGTGTTATCAAACACCGTACCGGTAATGGTCGCATCGAACAGGCCACTGGCTGGGATACCGGGGATACCCCAGAACGACTGCCAGCGCGCAATCGCCCCGAGTGGCATCACGCCCTTTGTGAAGAACACTTGCGGCCCACCTGCGACCGCACCTTCAATGACATGATCAAGTGTCGTGATGCTCATGCAGGTGCCGTGTAGGAAAGCGAGGTTATCGACACGACCTGACCAGCCGCGACGGTGGTGTTGTTCAGCTGAATGTCGCCGCCGCCGCCGGTCGCAGTGACCGAACACAGCACGATAGCCGTGCCGCCACCCTGTCGCAGCTCGGCCTTGGTAACGACACCGCCGACCGCAGCGGGATCGTCAACGATAGCATTGGCGTTGGCAACGCCCGCCGACGCCGCGCCGAACGCCGGGTTGGCGAAGGTCAACGTCGACACCGTCACACCGCCGGACGTCTGCAGCACCACCTTGCCCGGCCCGCCGATGTCGAGCTGGTCGACCACATAGTCGGCCAGTGCGTTGCGGACCGCCGTCGGATGCGTAATAGCCAATGGAGCCTCCTACAGCGTGAAGATACCGGAAGCGTTCCATGTAATGTTGATGTTGCTTCCGTTGGTGGTGATCGGCAGGCCGGTGACGCCCGTGTCGAGATACGCCACCAGTTGCCACGTCGTGTTCGCGCCCGCGTTCTTGCGGTAGAGCACGATGGCTTCGAGAGACGTCGTTCCCGGCACCGCCGTGAACACCACGTCGTTGCCATCGACCGTGCCGTTGACATACGTCACCGACGTAATCTCCTGATCGGTGCCGACGATGCCCGACAGCGACGAGTAGAACTGGTGCGTGGCGTTGTAGGTGTAGACGCCGGTATCGACCAGCGCCACATACAAGCCGGTCGCACCGGTTCCAATCAGCGGGGCGTTGGCGTTGTCGCCAATCAAAGTCTCTTTCCACTTGGGATAGATCGCGTTAGCCATGTCTTATCTCCGTCGTGAACGCGTTGAAAAACTCCGTGGATAGACCCACGCCTGCGCGTTATTGAGGTTGCGGTGCAGGCTCTCGGTTGCCGCAATCGATATCGTCCTGCGGAACGCAGCCATGTGCGCCACTGCCAGTTGCAGGTTGGTGTAGGGCTTGGCGGGCTGCGCCATCATCCGCCCTATCAGTCCGCTGAGAATGCCGGTGCCATATTTCTCCAGCACCCACTCCGGGAATTCCGGGTAGCCGTCGCGCTGCACCGGGTCGACGATGCTCAACGTCACATGCGCCGTGTAGTAGAAAGGGTTTCCATACGGCTCTTGGTTGGGCGGCGGCGTCAGAAAAGTTACCTCGCCGGGTATCGACATCGCCGCGCGCTGCCGGACGCCGTCGATATTCGTCACGGTGTACAGCCGCACGATGACCGAGACGCTTTCCGGTTCGATATAATAGACCGTCCCGACCGGATCGCCCGGCCCTACCGAGAACGGGATCACCTCGCCCCAGACGCCGGACTCCCGGAAGAACTGGTCCAGCACGTTAAACAGCTCCAGCAGGATCGCGTCGTCGAGCGATCCGGGCAGGGACACTCGGGCGTTCTTGATCAGGCGATCCGTTGCATAGCTCATGACAATGTCATCAGTTGCTGGGTGAATTTTCCAATGAACGCGGCAGCTCTGGTGTCTTGGGTATCCTCTTCGTCGCGCAGTTGCGCAAAGCCGACCATGAAGAACAGGAACGCCACGCGGTACTGCGGGTCGATGTTGAACACGGTGGCGTTGGCGATGTCAGTCACGGTGAAGTATGGGAGCGTCGTGAACGACAGGAACAGGTCCGGTCGATTGCGCCGGGCTGTCATGATGCCGAGGTTAAGCGTCGAGACTAGCTCGGCGTCGGCATAGCGATACGTCGGCACCACGTCCTGCAACAGGATGCGCGCTTCCGCCACGTAGTTCGCCACGGTGTCGAGCGCCATCCGACCCTCCTTACGCCCACATGAGATAAGCGACCGGGGGTGTTACCCCGGTCGATTACGCCGCTGCGGGTATTAGCCGGGTACGATGACTGCCTGTGCGATTGCCGTGCCGTCCACAACCTTGTGGCCGAACACCTGCAGCCCGCGCATGATGGTACCGAACGTCATTTCTGAACGAAGCGTCTCCATCTTGGTCATCTGCGAGGCGAATGTAAGGCCGTGCGCGTGACCCGCATACATCAGGTACTCGCCCGCGACCAGACCGGCAGCCACGCCGCCCGGCAGCAGGTTCGAGGTGTAGATCGTGAAACGATCCACCATGCCGATACGCCCGTTGCGCAACATCGAAGTGGAGTCGCCCGAGAGATAGGCTTCGCGCAGTTCCGACATCTTGATCAGCGTAGCAGCCCATGTCGGCAGCACGAGCCAGCGCCCCGTCTCCGGGATGTTCTGCTCGTCCAGCACCTGACCGAGGCGCAGGATCGCATCGACGATCTCGACCTTGCCTGCGGCAGGCGAGCGGGCGACAATCGCCAGCGGACCGGTCGAGGTCACACCGAGGTTGATGTTGGCGGTGATCTTGCCTGCGGTGGCACCACGGTTGGTGGTCACAGCCGCCTGATCCTTCATCGCCAGCAGTACCGCCGTGTCGATGGTGATCTTCATCTGTTCGGCAGCGTCGTCGGACCACATGCTCAAGAGGTTCAGATCGCTCTGAACGTCCATGACGTCGTCCAAGATGCAGTTGAAATACTTGCCCTTGTCGATCAGAAGATCGATCACGTTGCCGGACGGCCTTTGGAGGGCCAGCGCCAGATCGGCGGTGTAGTCGCTGATCGTGATCGTCGGCTTGGTGCGGATGCGAACCTTGTCGCCTTGGTTCTTGATCTCGCCCGAATAGTCAGTGTTGGAAATCGCCGCGAGCACGGTGCTCGCATAAAATTTCTCGATAAGTTTGCCTGACCAGATCTCGGGAATGAAGCCGGTCGCTGCGAGAGTGTTTGGTACGCCGCTTGCCGGATATAGCGTTGCGCCTGATGGAGTTACTGGGAATGCCACGGGCAGCTCCTGTGCTGAGAAGGGTTATCGGATACGCCCCTCCCGCTCCGCGTCGAAGATCATGGCTTCGAGCTGGGCCTTCTCTGCCTCACGGCCCCGGTACTTACCGGCTGCCGACTCGGCATAGAAATGCGAGATCTGGGCGCGCGTGATAATGGGCTTCTCAACAGGGGCGGTGGACGCCGCTGAAGTCTTGGCTCTGCCCGGCGCAGCAAACTGTTCGAGAGAGACTTTGCCGTTGGTCTGCAGTCCATCGGCGCTGTGTAACTCGGACCCTTGCGGGGCGTAGACAGCCTCTTGATCAAGGAAGCCTTTGAAGAAGGAGATCGTTCGCGGAGCGTTGTTCTGCGCGTACGCCGCCTTCAACAAGTCATGTCTAATAGCACCGGAATACATATCCGGCAATGCCAGCCACGCGTGAAACTCGGGCATGACGTTGATGTCGCGCCAGTGCGGGATGCGCTGGTCGAGCGTGGCTTCCAGCTCATAGCGCGCCCGCGCCTGCTGCTGTTCGGAGGTCGTCGAGAGCTGCTTCTCCAGATTGGTGAGCTTCTGTCGCAGCGCGGCCACCTCCGGGTTAAGCTCCTCCTTGGCGCGGCGCGCGACCACATCCAAGAATTCAGTGCCGTACTCGGTGCGCTCCTCGGGCGTCAGCAAACTCTGCGGACGTAGCTCTGGCGCTGTTTCCGCCGGGCGTTGCATTGTCCCGATCAGGTTTTGCATCGACGTGATTTGTTCGCTCATGTTGCGAATATCGCCCTCGGCGCGCTTGTAGCGCCCCTCCATCGCCTTGTAGCGCGTCTCCCAGCTCTCCTCTGAAATCTGCGGGGGAGCGGGGGGAGTTACTTTCGGGGTAACCCCACCCTCCGCAAACTGCAGCGGTAGCTGCTCCGGCTCCTGCGGTGCGGGCTTCTGCTCCGGGGGAGGTGCCTCAACCGGGGGAGCAGGCGTATCCTGCGGCGGCTCCTGCGGCTGGCCCTGCTGCGCCCGGAAGGCGGCGTCGGCCTGCTCGGCTGCACGCCGGATCGCCGGGGGAATGAAAGTGTTGGGGTCGTCGACCAGTCTCGGCTTCGGTGCCATTGCGGCTCTCCCTATTTGGGTAATTTATTGGCGGTCGCCTTGTCGATGCTCTCGGCAGTCTTGCGGCACTCCATCAACAAGCGACCAAGCGACGTCAGGCCCTGCGCCCGTCCCTGCGTGGTCTGCAGCATCTCGGGCGGGGCCTGAATGACGTCGACGATCTTGTCGTCGGTGTATTCTTGGAACGCGTTGACGAACTCGTCCCATTGCTGGGGCGCGGTACGCGCGAGGCGCGCGGCAGCCAGCACCATGCCCTTGTCGTTCAATACTTCACCTGTACCATGTCCGTTATGTCGGGCGTCTCCAGCGCGTTCTCGCCCGACGGCGTCACCTTGGCGTAGTTGTTGAGGCTCTTCTCCCACGGCTCGCCGCGCGCCAGCTGGTTCACCGCCGCACGATTGGGGAGCAGCACCTGCTCCCCCTTGCCCTTATGCCTGATGAAGCCCTTCATCAGACCGCGAACACGACATGCACGCCACTCTGCGTGCCCGACGTGTTGATCGATGGCCCGCCCGGCGACCCCGACACTTGGAAGGTGCCCGCCGCCAGACCGGTCGCGCTGACATAGTAAGTCGGTCCAATGGTAAGCCCGGTCGGCAGTGCGCCAGTCGACTGAAACCGGACCGCCGTCCCCGCCGTGAAGCCGTGAGATGCCAGCGACACAACAGCGGGCGATGCGATGGAGATCGTCGCGGTGCGCTGGTTGAGCTTCACCTGCACCACCTGCAGCGCCTTGGTGAAGTCCTTGCGGTCGATGAAGCGATGCACCGGGACGCCAGCCACCGTCTCAAGCCGGATGATGAACTTCTCAATGTCGTAGTCGTCCACCAGCCGCTGGACCGGCGTGACACCGGCACCAACCTGCTCCAGCGGGATGACCTTCTCGTAGTCGTTGTCGTCGATACTGCGATAGAAAGTGACTGCGGCCATGGCCCGCGCTCCTTGTAATAAGAGGCTTACTTGCCGGTAACACCCGGACGGCGCGCCCCGGCGGACTGCTTGCCGAACATATGGGTGGACCCGCCCTTGATGAATTTGCCGCCGGAGCCGGTCTGCGCCTTGCCGGTGCCCGCCGCCGAAAGACTCTTGCGCGGTCCGGCAGTCTGCTTGCCGAACATCTTGGTCGACCCGCCGTCGATGAAGGGCTTGCCGCCACTCTTGATCACTTTGCCTTTTGCCATTTCTCTCTCCTTGGTTTAACCCGGCCCGCCTTGGACCGTGTTGGTGCGTGGTCCCTGATCGTTGTTCATGGCGGGGGACTGCTGGTTGCCCTGCGCCTGCGCCGCCTGCTCCTGCAGCGCGGCGGCTTTCTTTTTCTCTTTGAGATCGTCGTCGGACGGCACGACTTGCTCGCCCTCCATGCCAATGCCCTCGGAGACTTTTCTCAGGACCACGGCCCTTCCCTCCGCGCCCATGATCCCCATGTCGATGGGGTTGGCAGTGGCTTGCAGGAATTCGATCTGGCGGCTTCTCTCGGTTTCGCGCTGGATCGCGACGGTGACGCCCTTGACCCGGATCGCTTCCTGACCGGTCAGCATGCCCGACTGGTCCGTCAGCATGATCATGTCAAACAGATTAGACAGGAGCCCCTGTAAAACATCACGGTCGATGTTGGCGGCAACCGTCTGAAGGATCTTCGAAGCATTGCCCATGAGCATCGCAAGACCACTGGCTGTCCGTCCCGCGCCGCCCGACGAGCCGCCAGACAGGTATTTCGGTATCGCCGACAGTTCATCCGCAAGATCGGAGAACTTCTGGTATGTTTGAAGCAGTTCTCCGGCGTTGGAGTTGGGCTGGAAGAAGTCGATTGGCTTCTGCGACGAGTTGTTGCCCATCGGATCGGAAGTGACGCGCCAGCGCTTCCACGGGTAGAGATCCTCGCCATCCTCGTCCGGGGAAAGACGATCTGTATTAACGACCACTTGAGGACCGGAAGAGATCGAGAGGTTGTTAACCAGCGCGCGTAGGGTCGCATTAGCTACCTCGCCGATATCGGACAGAATATCCGGCAACCCGTTCCCAACCGGGGTGCCCGGCACCTTCTCGAAGCTCGTAATGAAATAGGGGTGTCGCTTGCGTGGGCTCGGCGAAAGCTGAACCTTGATGACGTGGCGACCAATCAGCCATGCCTGAACGAAGTAGTCCCGCATCTCGTCCGGGATCTGCTTGTTGCTCATCCCATATTCGCGCAACATCCGCCCTTGCACGTTCCCGTGATACTCTAAACATGAGATCAGCCCCGACCGGTTCATGTTGGGGTTCTCGCGGTTCTCCTGAACCGCGCGCTCGCTATCGCTCGTATCCCAGTCCTCGTTCAGTCCGCCGCGCCCGTACTCGTCGAGCACGGCACGGATCTCTTTCTCGTTGTAGCCGGGGAGGTCCAAGAGATCGTTAAGGTCCGCGCGGGAGACGCGCGACCGTTCGATGACGGCGGCGTCTTCGATGTCGGCACAGCCCGGCGTCCACCAAATATCAAATGGTGAGGTCCGCATCCAAAAGAGTCGGGGCTTCTGTTCGATGACGGCAGTGCCGTTCTTCCAGTTCACAACGGGAACGATCTTGACCACCGGCCCCTTGATGCAAGCGAAGGGAAACATCGGTATGTCGACGAGGAAAGCTGCGAGGGCTTCGTAGAACTTTCCTTCGGAAAGTATCTCGTCGATCTTCTCTTCCGCGACTTGGGCCTGCTTCGCGGCGCGCTTCTTTGCCGCCTGACGTGCGGCTTCCATCAAAGAGAAAGTGCGGTCGCGAATTGAAGTAGCGTCGATGGGCGCGCCAGCCTGTGCCTGCGTCTGCGCCTCGACACCAACGAGTTGCGAGATCGATGCGATGATCTCCGGCGGGATGTCGGGATCTTGCGGCGGATCAA